GCGCAGGCGACTGTCGACGAGATGCTGCTTGAAGATAATCGTATCAACGTCAAACTGGCGGCCATTGATCGCATCATGTCCGCCGGCGACAACCAGTTAACCGGCAAGCCGCATTCGTTTTCGTCCGCCGAGGCTATCGTAAACACGGACGAGCAGTATCAGGAATACCTTGAGCGCCAGCGTAACGCTGTCCGCAATCGTGTTGTCGCGCGGGCTGCGTACGAAGCGGCCATTGCGGCGTCGCGGCTTTTTGCCCCCGTGCGAGAGTAACATGAGCGAGTTTGACCCGGGACACAATTACGACGACGGTTACGGCGAATCGGACGACGCTGGGTGCGCAGGCTTTACGTCAGCAGAAAACCTGCGAGACAAAGCCCTGTTTCTGTTTGGTCGTTTTCTGGAGAAAGTATCAAAACGAGAAGTCTCACCAGAAATTACGCCGGCCATTCAAAAGTATCTGTCAGTCGACGAAGTTGCGCTTATTCTTCGCGACCACGCAGAAATTTTGCCAGATGGTTTTAGGATCAGCGCGGAGTCTCGAAAAGAACTGGACGAAACATTACGCGAATTAATGGCGTCGTTAATGGAGCGCATTTTGTCAAACGTGCTAGCCAACGGTGTGCAACACGGACTTTTGGAATGCGTGTTCGACGGCGACGTGAACGATTTCCAGTTTCTGGTGACCGAAAAGGGAGCGCAAATAAGTGACGAATACGAAAGAACCCACCGCCCTATTGAAGACTAAGGCGGCGATAAAAGAGTTCGAAGCGACGCAGACAAAATACGCCGACTACGGCGCTCGCGACACTGAGCCCGACGCGGTCTGGCAAAAATTGCTGATGGACGCGATTGCCGGCATGGCGCCTACTCCGCCGCGCTGCGGACAGGGTTGGGATTTGTTTTCCAGCAGCATGAACTGCGACAAAGCCGCCAACGAGTTGTTTGAAAAGGCGCTCGACGCGATTAGAGCAATCGAGAGTTGCCCAATCAAAGAATCAGCCGAGTTGCGCGAATATCTAACCGACTATTGCTGGCGTTACAACTAGTATCCGCCGAAAAACCGGGTGTCGATATCTAAATCGTCCCAATCGGTAACTGGCGACTCCGCTGCTGCAGCGTTTCTATTAATGCCGGCCAGTTGTGCAAAATTTGGCCACGCCTGCGATATGTGCCAGCAAGCCGCGGCTCCCAAATTCACGGCCTGCGCAAAGTCGTCTGTCAGCAGTGTGTTGCGCGTGATCGTGTAGATGTCGCCACCAAGTCGCGACTCTGTCTTGTTCTCCACCAACGCTAAAAAGTCTGACACGATGCCGGGCGAATCCTGCGACGTCCAGTCGTACTGGAAAAAACGGATTTGCTTGAGTTTAATAGCCTGACAGGTGTAAAGCAGCGAGCGCGTTTTGTCGAGGCTGTAGTGTGCGCGGTGATTGATAGGCGTCGGCTCCTTGAACACCATCAAGTCCTGAGACGCAGATCGCACCAACCGAATAGCCAGCACACGTTCGAGATTAAACCCGGCTTGCACCATCACCGTTTCGCGCACAGTGCCGGCGCCTGTGTAGTCGTGCGCAACAAACTCGCAGTTGAATTTCTCGGACCATTTCATGCACTCGACGGCTTCCTGCAAATGATCACCGCCGATTAAAAGCCGCTTGCCCCAGAGCACGTCAATTGATCCGTCGTGCCTGAAACCCAGTACCGCAAGGACGGTAAAACTAATGCCCTCTTCACCGCCGCCGCCCCAGTCGATCGCCAAGACCCTGTGACGGTAGTGCGATAGATTTTCAAAGCATTGCGGGTCAGGTTCTTTCTTGTTCTCCCACGGCAGCAAACACGCGGCTTTCAAGTCAGTTTCGCTAACGAGTTTCTGGCCTGTGTCGATGCTTTCGCCCATGACTTCGTTGTAAAACTGCGCCTGCGTCATGTTGCCGTAGCCTTCGCGCTTGAGCAGCAGCGTTGACCATTTTTCCGGGTCTGAGAAGTGAAGCGGCAGAATGATCTGCGGCACGTGATATCCGGAGAACTGCCAGCGTCGCTCTGGATATCTATGTACCCACCGCCCGTGCCGCGGGCTTACCGGTTTCTGACACTTCGCGCAGACAGTGCCGGGATATTTTTCTCCAATGTGATCGTGATACGGACCGATCATCTTGTCGAGGTCGTGATCAAGCGACGGTATGTTCCAATGCCCACACGCATGACACGGAATAAACCACTCCGCTTGCGATGAGCGCTTGTACAATCCGTAAATTAAATTATCGAGGGTCTTTGGCGTTCCGGTGTAATAACTAGTCGCATAACGCGAATACGACATCGTTTCTTGAATGATAGGAACGTGATCCGGGTCCATGTCTTGAACCTCGTCAATGCAGACGCGATCCGCGGACACACCGCGAACACGGTCTGCGTCTAGCAAAGCAAAACTGAACAACATCATTGAGTTGTTCTTAAATGATCGCTGCAACACGGAGTTCTCTGTGCTCGTTCCCGACCACAGAGTCTTCACCGGCGATTGATCAATGAAGGGGCGGACGTAGTTGTTGCTAAAACGACGAATCTGCTCGTATAGTGGCGTAATAAACAGTGTCTTGAAAAACGGCACTGCGTTCGCCACGACAACCCCGTGCGCGGCTAAGGACGTCGATTTGGATACCTGCCGACCTGTACACCAGACCTGATTCTTCGGTGTGAGGCATCGCATGAGCGGTGCAAACGGATAATGGTTCTGTAACGTGTACGGCTTCCCGTTAAGATTTAAAAGGAGCGGCAACAAAGGTTCTAAGGACGGAAAATGAAACTGCTTAGCCAATTCGCCCATGACACACATGCGCGTTTGCACGGAGCGATAGTCGGTGATGTCGATTGACATCAATTCTTCCAGCAGCGTACGAATACCCCGATCAGGGATTTCCTGCGCTGCCGATTCGGAGGGACCTTGTGTCCTAGTATTTAATGGTGGCATATGCGCAATTATCAGTACGGGTCAGATTTGCGCCCAGAACCCGAAGGCGACGAACCGGAACTGCAGTGGCTCGAAGATAGCATAAACTGTCTTTTCAGCATGACATTAGCGCTTATCGGCGCGGTGTTGCACGCAGTTTTTTCAGGCGTCTTTGGTTTTTTCAGTGCGTCTAAGAAAACGAAATGTGACTGACCTTCAAGTAGCGGAGTATACTGGTGCAGTATACCGCTATTTTAAGGAGTACAACATGCCACAAATTGGACGCAGCGCAAAATTGTATCAGGAACGGCGTATGCCCAACTATATGCCCACACTTCGTGGGCCCGGCCCCCGTGTGTTTCTTCCGGACAACCCGGTGCACCACCTACCGTTGGAGTCTCCTCTTCCGGCAGCCAAATTTTTGTACAACAGAAAATACGTAGATGGAGGAAAAACAACCCCATGGCCTAGCGGGCAATGCGGCGATTGTAAATAAATGGCCAACGACATCAACAAAACTTTCACTTCCTTGGCCTGTATTATTTTGTTTGGCGGACTGGCAGCGTCGACCCAAATGGGTTTGAGCGCGTTGCTGGTATCTTTGTTCATGTGCTACGTTATGCTGTCATCGGCAAACGCGATCAGCAGAGGCGAAAAACGACGCAGATGACTAGTTTAGATTTCATAGCGATAATTTTTGCGGCCGGCGCGGTCATAGAAGTCTGGCACAAAGGCTCACTCTTCGACAATGCGCGGGCATACGCGCAGGCACTACAGGACGCGACGCCCTTACACAGCCTAAAAGGGCGGTTGTTGGAGTTGCTAATGTGCCCTTTTTGCAAGAGTTATCACATCCCGATTTATCTGGGTTTGACCCTCTTGGCAGCCGACTACTTTGGCGGTATCATCGCTTCGCTCGTCAGGGTTCTGATATACGGGCTTGCCGCCACACGTATTGGCAACTTAATTGACGGCATTGTTCCCAACAGAATGAAATACTCCCCAGATATTTTTGGAGACGACAATCATGGATGATCAGACAAAACCCGAATTGCCCGCGCCGGTTCCTGCTAACCGTCTTCCGTACGACGCAGAACTGTTCAAGCAATCCGAAGAATTTTGTCGTAACTTACTCGCCGCAGTGCCAGAAATTGGCGCGGTCGCAATCGTTCCGGTATGGCAAGTCCCGCCGGAAAATATCCCCCCGGCGTTGTTGCGGTTCCGCAACCCGGCAGAAACCCCAATGGCCGCCATACTGCAGTTGCTGAAAACACTAGCCAACTTTAGCCAGAACCTGAACCGAGAACTGCTTGGTCAATTCCAAATGTTCGATAACTACGCCAAAGAACTGGCCGAGAAAATTCAGCAAAATGAAGAAAAGTTGCAATCACAAAACCCACAGCAATGAAAACCAAGACAGCACCATGCCCAAGAACTGCGACAAAAGCACAAACATTCCTGTGTTGGCTACAAACACAGACGTCGCCGCTGTTCTGCACGCGCAATATGGTCATTTAGAAAGTGGCGAAGTGCGCGCCATCTTAGAGCAATTACACAAGCCAGTTTGGAACAACGACGAACTGCTTGAAGTATTTGAAGTGTCGCACTTCGAACCGCCGTACGTGCATGTCATCCGAAAAGAAGACGGCAAACGCGGCACCGTTATGTTTGTAGACGCTCCGCGGTTCTATTTCTCTTTCTCATCGGACGAGGCAAATGAGTAACGACCGGCGTGAATACAACACGGGCGCGGTGCGAAGTGCGGATTGCGAACAAACCAGATACGACCTGATTACACCAATCGGTCTGCGCGCCGTGGCAAGAACGTACGCCGAAGGCATGCAGAAGTTTGGATACTGTAATTGGGAAAACGGCATGCCGGTTACCGATCTGCTTAACCACGCAATTGCGCACATCTACAATTTCTTGGGAGGCGATCGCGAGGAGGATCATTTGGCTCACGCTACATGGAATCTTCTAGGCGCTGTGCACTCCATGGAACTGTGGCCTGAATTAAACCAAAAATGGTTGCGCGGGCCAAACTGCAGCCCGCCACCTGTTGCAAAAACTGCAACTACTGCTCCGCCGTGCAGTGTCGGCGAGCCGGGGCCAAGCCCGGCAACTCCTGCTGGTGAACAAAATGCCAGTCAGTTTGAGGAATTGCGCAAAACTATTTTTGCGAAGAAGTAACGCAAAATATTGCGCTAAACGTCCTGTCAGCGAAAATTTTCTGCTGAGGGCTTGCTTTTCTTTTTAACCGCTATATCGTGAATTTGTAGATCGGATACCGACGGTTTCCGACAACAAGGGAGAAAGTATTTATGGCTAAAGATCGTGAGGCTGGCAAACTCGTTAGCCCCGAAAATCTGTGGGCAAAGCCAATGCCCGGGGCGAAGACGGAACCAGCCCAAACAAAAGCGACACGGATGCGAACCGAAGACGACGACAACATGGACGACGAAGACATCGACGTCGACGCGGAGTTGGCTGAAGAAGATTCCTACGGCAAAGAAGTCGAGGAAGACGCTGACGCTGAACTCGCGGCAGAGGACGAAACCGAAACTGGTGACGAACCTGCCGATGACGAAGATGAAATAGACGATTATGAGTCCGAAGACGGCGACGAGATCGTTGCTGAGGACAAAACCGAAACGGCCGTATCCGCGGTGGATGCGGACGATGTTGACGACGACGAAACCGATGAAACGGAAGTAGTCAGCACCAAAGAAAGTAGGACCACTAGAATGGCCGAAAAGAAGAAGACGAGTCTGTCTGACCATGTTCGTAACGAGATCGACAAGCGCAAGGCTTCCGGCGCGTCGATCCGCGGCGTCGATATTGTGGCCGCTCTTGAAAAGCGCGGCATCAACGTCAGCGCTGCGCAGGTTAGCCAGTTGCTGAAGAAGGCCGGACTGAGCAGCGGCAAGCGCGGCCGTCCAGCCGCGTCAAAGGCGGCCGGCGGTGATGCCAGCGAACGCCCTCGCGCTGCCCTGAAGGCTTCCAAGAAGCCGGCCGAGGAGCCGAAGGCCCGCGCCACGGTTTCGCGGAAGCCAGCGCCCGAGCCGACGCGGATGGCCCCCAAGGCCGCCCCGAAGACTGGCAACGGTTTCAACGTGCCGATGGACCAGTTGAACGCTGCGGCTGAATTTGTCAGCGCGTGCGGCGGTTCGTTCGAGAAGGCTTCGAGGATTCTCGACGCCGCTTCGAAACTGTCGCAGGCTTTTGGCGGCTAAGTTTCGTTCTGGATAACCCGCCACCAAGGGGCCGGTCGTTATCACCGGCGACCGGCCCCGGCGGGCAGAATCACTTTAAACTGCGTCCTCCGGGGCGCAGTTTTTTTATGGACACACCATGAGCGCGACGGCCACGCGGTGCACGATCACAGAGCAAGAGAATCCGCCGGGGACTGTGCTGACAATGCCCACCGGAACAATTAAGCGGATACATATCGACCAGCACCGCATCAAACAAAACAAAAAAGCAAACGCCGATTTGCGACCCGTAATTACCGTACAGTGGAAGCAGCGCGCCTACAAAGTGCGAGATATCAACATCAACGGTCAATCTAGCGTTATTTATTCTCCGTATAAGCCGCTGTCATGCGGCGCACACGTATGGATTGAAACTGCGGCCGAAGTCGTAGCCGTATGTTAGTACACATCACACTCAGAGGTTACACATGTCTCACATTGTGCAGATCAAAACCGAAGTAAAGGACGAGAACGCGATCTTCGCCGCGTGCCGTCGGCTGGGGCTCAAGGAGCCGACCAAGGGCAAGTTTCAGGTGTTCTCCGTAACCCGCGAGGGTATCGGCATTGAACTCCCGAACTGGAATTACCCGGTCGTATGCAACGTCGAAACCGGCGCGGTCGATTTCGACAACTATAACGGCTCGTGGGGCAAGCAGGAGGAACTGGACAAGTTCCTGCAGGCGTATGCCGTCGAGAAGGCGATCTACGAGGCCCAGAAGGGCGGATATTCCGTGTATGAAGAGACGCTGCCGGACGGTTCGATCAAAATCAACATCACTGTGGAGGCTTGACGCACATGAGTAAGACCATTCAGGTAACTGTTTCCCCCAAGGGCGAAACCAAGGTCGAGACGGTTGGATTCG